ATTCGGCGAACGCCAAATTGTCATTCTTACCTCCGAAATGTGTGTCTGTTATTAATGCTATCTTCATACAAAAGGTTGACCTAAGCACCATACCACTAAAGAATGTCTTACACCTTTAGTTATTTTTGTAATTCTATGATGTAAATAAGAAGGAAAAACTAGAATAGTACCTGGTGATTTTATATCAGGTGTGCGAATCTCTTGAGTCATAGTATCTGTTTCTTTATCATGGTACGGATCCGATAAAATTTCAAAAACACCCCCCTCATAATTCTCATTCAAAATTATTGTAGCACTTAGTTTTCTCACTTTACCTATCCAATTTTTAGGTGTTTTTTTACCAGCCGGATCTTTTTTTCTATAAGCTCCATCTCGATCTGACTGACCATCCATATGCCATTTATAATAATCACCCACACCATACTGTGTAAATTGGACGGCTTCACATTGGTCCCATTGATATAACCAACCAGCTCTTTTATTAGCCTCATCTATATACGGTAATATTAAATTAAATAACCATTGTTCCTGTATAAAACAAACCTGAGATTTCCTATGACCTGGTACTTCTCTCCTTTTCTTTCCACTACCCCCTCCTGTCGTACCTTCTATAAATCCTGTGGTCTTATATTGTTCTGTTTGTTCTGTACCTATTGTAATAAGTTGATTACAGACCATCGTAGGAAGGGCATTGTTAAATTGATAATATAAATTTTTAATAAACATTATATAACCGGAGGGCCGACAAACCAATTTACTAATGAATATCTCACACCCTTTGTCACAGGTGCAACTCTATGTTCCATACCAGAGCAAAAAAATATTAAATCACCAGCTTTTGCTTCTATAGGTGTAATCACACATTTTTCTTTATTGTAAGAAGCAAACTCAAATGCACCACCTTCAAAGTTATCATTCAATATTATAGACATACTTATCTTTCTAACGTGTCCATGCATATAAGCATTCTTTGGATTATTATATGTAGACAAATGATCTGACATACCATCTTTATGAAAACTATAAAACCCACCTTTTTTATAACGAGTTATCTGCATAGACTCCGCAGCTTTAATATTCAAACACCAACCAGATTCCTGATTAGCCTCTAACATATAAGGCCATGTTAAATCATACACCCATTGGTCATTACACCAGGCAACATCACTTATTCTGGTTTTAGGATCTGGTTTATAATCACCCTTACGGCCTGTCTTTCTTTCTTCATCTGTAGTACCTTTTGATGTATCTACACCTGCATCTTCCCAATTACCTTTAGCTAGTCTTTTTATTTTGTTACAGGTCTTTTTATCTATTACCTGATTGAAAATAAACCATTCATTTGTAAAATATAAACTCATTTCTCTTTCTTCTTATCATCATCATCATCATCTGAAAACGAATACTTATCCAAAATTTCTATATATTGAGTTTGATAATCTGCTGCATCATCATGCTCTTGTACAGTAATTAAATCAGATATATTAGACCTCTTTAATATTCTATCCTTAATCTTCTGTTGTTTCTTTTCTTTTGCTATGCGTCTAACAAATGCATAATAAATGATCTGAGTAAAATATGCAAAAGGGTTCTTTGATTTCTCTGGATCAAAGTTATCTATATACTGCAAACAATTTTCTATGCCATCAGAAATCATTTCTTCCTTATAGGTATAGTTAATAAAGTTTGGTCTATACGACAGGTGATTAGCAATCTTTAAAATACACTCTCCTAAATAATTACTAATCTGCGGCTTAGGCTCATCAGCTTCTTCCGCATCTTTTAGTTGCTCCTTTCTTTCTACTATGGCAGCTAAAAATTTCTTATTATCAACATAGTGAACTTTCTTTTTCTTTTCTGTAGCCATGGGGCTCTCCTTTCGGAGGACTTAATGTGTAACTGGGCCCACATAATCACTAAACAAACCAATAATAACTTCACACGCATCTTCTAAGTTATCTAAACGCCATGAAGCGTTGTGTTTAATAAGAGGATGATCCATCAAGTACTTGTCATCAGAAACAACTATCAAAGGTTTTCTCAAACCAATAGCCCAACCGATTTCAATAGTAGTACCGTATGATGGTCGTCTATCATTTAGTTCTTTAGGTAAATATGCTAAAACCAAATCACAAGATTCAGTGTCTAACCAATTCTTTGTTGCAATCGCACGTGGATCTGACCACATCTTATCTGTAGCGCCTACATCTGTATATGTCATTCCTTCCTTTACGGGTTCACATCTCAAAGGTGAAATGCCTATAATACCATAAGGCAACATACTGACCACATAGTCTCGCCAACTTGTCGCTTCTTCTTCCGTACAGCCTGCAATAGGTCCTGCCAAATATATATACTTCTTCATAATTAAAATGCCTTCTTTCTATTTTTAAGACATCTATAATTATATACTAATTAAAGTGAATTGTCAAGCATTTAATAGGGTTCAATATTTCTTACAAAAAGGCCTTGACACACACTGGACAAGTGTGTATAATTAGCTGTGTTGTGCCTTTGAGATTAATGAAGTTTAGATTTATCCAATGGTATAACATTAGGAGGTAAATCAGATTCATCTAAGGTCCCATTGGAACCATGAATCGCATCAACTAGCTGTTCTATATTATCCCGCATCTTCATTTCAGCTTCATCTTCAGTAGTGGGTGCATGAGATTCTTCAATAGAGATTCTTTTACAGATATGTTTGTAATACAGCGTTACTTCAGGAGCCAGATCACCTAATGATAGTATCTTTTCTTTTAGAATTAAAAAGGACTTATCATGTGTAAAATTCATCCAGCGCTGCAGGCCTGTATGCTCAACTACATGATCATTAGATTCCATTATTTGATTTTTAACCACAGACATGGGATACTCTACTACTAGAGCATCTTTATATTCTTCAAGGACTTTACACAACACGTCCTCACCATTCATCATTTTGATAACCTTAAAAGGATATCCTGATTTGTAGGCTGTACTTTCCATATTACTATTTATGATTTTAATTTAATAGGTAGAATCTCATAACTAAATTCTTGTTGAGAATATATTTCTATTCTTTCCTGAAAATGTTTAAGTGTATAATTACTCTTATTATTATAACTCAAATCATCAGCAATGTCAAATAAATTACATTCAGTTTTATCTACAGTTAAACGTAGACCTCTACCAATAGATTGAAGCACTTTAATTTGAGATTTATATGGACTTGCAAAGATTATGTTATGCAATCTTTTGATATTGATACCCATAGAGAATACACCATACGAGGCTACAATGATAGCATCATTTTCTTGTTCTACAATCCCTCTAATATTATCTCGTTCTACAGCTTCAGTAGCCCCATATACAAAAAATACTTTTCGATCTTTCGTATGATCTTTTAAAGCTAAAGTAAGAGTTTGTAGTTGGTTTATATACTGTGCTAATATTAAAGTGTTACCATCCTGAGAAAGAGCTAACTTACAAATAAAATTATTTCTAGAAGGAGATTTTGAAAGATAATCCATTTCCTCCTGATAAGTTCGTTGCCGTCTATTTGTCTTTACATGATTCAAAACTAAACAACGTATGTTTAAATTAGATAAGTATTTTTGTTTTACCAGTTGGGCTGTAGTAGTAACTTCTTTATGTTTAGCAAATAAACCTTCCAAAACTAACTGATGTATTTCTGAACCATCTAATGTGCCTGTAGTACCTATACGGTATTGACAGTCATGGAGCTTAGTCATTATCCCAGTTAAAGATTTAGCCTTAGCTAGGTGACATTCATCAACAAAGACAGCTCCAAATTGACTGAAGTATCTTTTATCTAATTTGTAGATAGATTGCCATGTGGAGATGACCACCTCTCTAGATGTGTTCTTATCTGATCCTGCATAGAGTTTGTGACAGTGTTCGTCGGGGAACCATCCATAGTCTGCAAAATCATTATACATTTGCTCAACAAGATTAGTAGTAGGAACAATAAGAAGAATTTTCTTATCATTTAATATTTTAAGATAATATCGTACTAGAGCATATATAATAAAAGACTTGCCAGACCCAGTAGGGCTAAGAATAAGCCCCCGATCATTAGTAAGTATATTATGGATTGCATCTATCTGATAGTTTCTCGCTCGGAGTTTACCTTTCTCCAACGAGCGTACAAATTTGGTGGTAATTTTCCTGTCAAATTTTTGGGGAGGGATAAGAGAGCCATCGTATTGGATTTTATGCCCCTGCTCCGAGAGAAATCTTCTGACATACGGTAGTAATCCAAGATAGATTTTACCAGTACCCGGGCTGAATAATCTGATTTTGCCGTCCCATATTCTATTTCGGACTGACGGCATAAACTTAGCATTCGGAACTTCAAAGGTGAAAAATTCCGAAAGTTCTCTTGCAACTGACGGTTCACATTTGATACGGAGATATACTTCATTAAATTTTGTAAGGGTA